AATATTATAGCGGATGGCCGAAAATCCCCTTAGAAGGATATAGTATATATGTACCCCCAGTTCCCCCAATTATACAGCAGAGTTGAGAGAGCTGAGCAATTGGGGGTACATCAATTATTACAAAAATGCCACGAAAGGGTTCATTCTCAGTTAAAGCCAAAAACTATTTCATCACTTATCCAGAGTGCTCTCTAACAAAAGAAGAGGCACTTTCCCAAATTCTAGCTCTGAAAACCCCAGTTAACAAGAAGTACATCAAGATTTGCAGAGAATTTCACGAAAATGGGAATCCCCATCTCCACATGCTTATCCAATTCGAAGGGAAATACAACTGCACGAATAACAGATTCTTCGATCTGGTTTCCCCATCAAGATCAGCACCTTTCCATCCGAACATTCAGGGAGCTAAATCCAGCTCCGACGTCAAGTACTACATTAACAAGGACGGAGACACCATTGAATGGGGAAAGTTCCAGATCGACGGCAGATCTGCTAGAGGAGGTCAGCAATCAATTAACGACACATATGCCAAGGCGTTAAATGCGACCTCTGCCGAAGAAGCTCTGCAAATCATAAAGGAAGAACAACCGCAACACTTCTTCCTTCAGCATCACAACCTGGTTGCTAACGCATCCAGAATTTTCAAAAAGGCTCCGGAGCCATGGTCTCCTCCGTTTCCACTATCCTCTTTCACTAACGTGCCCGACGAGATGCAAGAGTGGGCAGACGACTATTTTGGAAGGAGTGCCGCTGCGCGGCCATTGAGGCCAGTCAGTCTCATAGTAGAAGGTGACTCAAGAACAGGGAAGACGATGTGGGCTCGGTCATTAGGCCCACATAATTACATGAGTGGACACCTAGACTTCAATTCCAGAGTTTTCTCAGACGAAGTGGAATATAACGTCATTGATGACGTCGCACCGCACTATCTAAAGCTAAAGCACTGGAAAGAATTAATCGGGGCCCAACAGATGTGGCAGTCAAATTGTAAGTACGGAAAGCCAGTCCTGATTAAAGGTGGGATACCATCAATCGTGCTCTGCAATTCTGGCGAGGGTGCCAGCTATAAAGATTTCCTGGACAAACAGGAAAACACAGCACTCAGGGACTGGACTTTGAAGAATGCGGTCTTCATCACCCTCAACTCCCCCTTGTATCAAGAAGCAACACAGGGAGGCCAAGAAGAGATCAGTCAGACGACGCCGCATTGATCTGGAGTGCGGTTGCTCTATTTACTTCCACATAGGCTGCACTGGGCATGGATTCACGCACAGGGGAACTCATCACTGCACATCAGGCGGAGAATGGCGTGTATATCTGGCAGATAGAAAATCCCCTCTATTTCAGACTGTACAGAGTAGAGGATCCACTGTACACGAACACGAGGATATACAGCGTACAAATACGGTTCAATTACAACCTGAGGAAAGCGTTGCATCTCCACAAGGCCTACCTGAACTTCCAAGTCTGGACGATATCGATGACAGCTTCTGGGCAGACCTATTTGAATAGGTTTAGACATCTAGTTAATATGTATTTAGATCAGGTAGGCGTTATTTCAATTAACAATGTAATTAGAGCTGTTCGTTTCGCAACAGCCAGATCGTATGTAAATTATGTTCTGGAAAATCATTCAATAAAATTCAAATTTTATTAATTCGTGATCGAATCGTAAAAATAGATTCGAATCTTCAACGTTGCATACACAGGATTAGAGGCATGCGTACATGCCATATACAATAACAAAGCGTTCTCAGTGTGATTCTCATATTTGCCAGCCTCTTGATGATTGTACACCACATGATTGTTGACCTTCCAGAAACGCTTGACTATTGCCTGTTCATTGCTGGCATATTGTCCACCTGTCACCTTCCCATAGAACTTATGCATGACCTGAAAACGATCGCGGAGATCGTTCTTCACCGTCGCAGTGCTAGGCTCGTTGTCGAACATGTTAAACACCTGGCCAAAATCCATGGGAGTGCCATACGGTCTACGGTCCCTGACCAACCAGAACATGACACTGTTCGTGTGGTTCTTGAGCTTGATATTTTCATCCATCCATATCTTCCCTAGGATATACACAGACTTAACACAGAAACGCTTGCCAACACGGTGGGTAATACCATTACCACGTGTGACATCAGAGATACACATTACCTTGCCAACATGTGAAATGTCATGGCGCTGTTCGTAGGACTGTACCTTACACGGGCCTTCACATCCTCTGGGCACGTCAGGAGTCCTTAGCGTTCGATAGATCCTGGGCTTTCTGTACATGGGCCTGTTAACCCATTCTGAGGCCCTGTTTAACTTTGGGCCACTGCCTGCACGAGGAGAATAATTGACATTACGGCTCACCTTTGAGGTTCCCGCCAACAAGCGCCACGGGGCATCCCGCTTAGGCATTTTGAGTTAAAGGCAGTGGACCAAGGGCTCTTTAATTTATAACGCACTAACAACTTGGGCGCCAAGTTGTTACAAATATCTAAGCTCGTCAGGCGCAATATGATTGGCTGAGACTAACGCTGCGCGACAATAATTCAAATTAAAGAGGATGGGACCACCAGGAAGGCGAGGGAGATCGCGCCACCTGGAGGGGGGGAAAAAAGCGCGGCCATCCGGT